ATTAAACCTGCCCACACCTCCCCGCAGGCTCTTAACCGATTCAAGCGATACCATGCCAACGTGCTGGTCAGTTCGTCGGAACGCATCTTCAGCTTGGAAGACTACGATGCGTGTGCTGGCACACTGTCAGACTGGTCGAAGGCTGATGCAGTATGCGGTGGAATTGACCTTGGAGGGCGTGACGACCTTGCAGCAGCGGCTTTCACGGCACGCTTCGAGACTGGCGAGCAGGACGATCAGGGCCGACCGATCTACCGATACGAAGGGCGTGTTAAAGCATACATAGCGAGGAACACACCACGTGACTTGACGGCCATACCGTTCTGCAACTGGATCGACGATGGGCTGATCAAGGTGACCGACTCACCGATGTCCGACCTTCAGGCTGACTTCGTTGACGACTACTGGAAATACTACGCCAGCGACTGTGCTGTTGACCCATATCAGGCACAACAGTTTGGCGAACAAGTTACACAAGAGGGCGTGTTGATTGCGACCATGCCCCAGACTCAAGCACACTTCAACGAGCCGATCACTGCATTCAGGCAGGCCATGGCAGACAGGTTGTTCACACATGATGGATTGCCTCTGCTTAAATGGTGCTTGTCAAATGCTGTAGCAGTGCGTGATCGTTCTGACAGATGGATGCTTGATAAATCTCAGAGTTCGCAGAAAATTGACCCCTTAGTGGCCCTAATTATGAGCTTTCGTCGTGCGACATTGGCCATGGGTAGGACCAGTGGAGACTTATTTATATCATGAGAATCGGAAAGACTTTCAAGGCTTTCTCCAATACGAGAAACCCTGCTTCGTGGCTCATCGAGGCATTCGGTGGCAAGAAGTCCAAGACTGGCGTCAACGTAACTGTTGAGTCATCTCTGGGCCTTGCACCTGTGACCTACGCTGTGAACAAAATCAGTGGACATATGGCACAACTGCCAATCGACATCTGTAAGTATAACGACGATGGCACACGCCCACGATTACGGAACAATGTGTACCGACTGCTGAACAAGAAGCCAAACGAGATGATGACGGCTTACCAGTTCCGCGAGTTGATGATGGTTCACGCATTGATCACCGGCAACGGGCGTGCATACATCGAGCGGAACAGCAACGGCACTCCTGTCGGCCTGATCCCAATCCTCCCAGCCAATTGCCAGACAATGCTGGTTGAAGGACAGAAGTGGCACCTCGTCACGCAGGACAGTGGCACCACTCAGGATGCACTGCCTGTTAAGTTGAAGTCCGGTGAATACTACAAGATACCTGACCGAGATGTCCTGCACGTGATGAACACGTCATACAATGGCATCTGGGGCCTCCACGTCATCGATATTGCTCGTGATGTGTTCGGGCTGACTCAGGCTGGACAAGAAGGTGCTGCCGTTCACATTGCGAACAGTGGACGACCTGACTTGCTGCTTGAAGCTCCGAACGGAATGTTCCGCAATCCGAACGATGCCAAGTCTTTCCTTGACGACTTCAATACACGCCATGAAGGCTTGGACAACACTGGACGTGCTGGCCTACTGCGTGACGGGATGAAGGCGACTGTACTTCATGGTGGCGGGACTGATTCTCAGTTCCTTGCACAGCGTAACTTCCAGCGTGAAGAGGTTGCACTGCTGTTCGGCTTGGAGTCCATTATGGGCGACAACAGCGGGCAGACCTACAAGAGCATCTCTGAGCGTAACACGGCGTATATTAGCAACTGCCTTGGCCGTTGGTTTGCGAAGTGGACAGAAGAAGTTGAGAACAAGCTGATGCCTTACGGCAACCTTGAAGCCAAGTTCGATACGACATCGCTGCTCCAAGGCGACCCGAACAGCCTTGCACAGTACACCCTGCAACTCAACCAGCAGGGAGCAGCGACNATCAACGAGATCCGCTACATGCACGGCCTTGATCCGGTTGAAGCCGGTGACAAGCTGCCACACGAGATTGCAATGGACATCACAGAGGCAAGCATGGATCGAGAAGAAGAAACTAAAGAAGAACCTAAAGAAGATAAGGAATCCTCCGATGAGGCTTGAAACTAACCCAGAAGCAAAGACCATCACTATGCGAGGACCAATCGGGGACTTCGAGGGTGGCATATCCGCAGACGACTTTCGTGACTGCCTGAAAGAGCATGCAGGCTCAGACGTGACCATTAGCCTCCAGTCCGAGGGCGGGAGCGTCAACGATGGCTTGTCAATGTACAACGCTATCATGCAGCACGAAGGCAAAGTCACGATCCACATTGACACGCTGGCGGCAAGTATCGCCACTGTCATCGCCTGTGCAGCAGACGAAGTGGTTATGAGCAGCAACGCTAAATACATGATCCACAGATGCTGGACCGTGGCTATGGGCAACTGCAAGGACTTCAGAAGCACAGCAGATGTTATGGAGATGCTGGACCAAGACATCGCCGACTCTTACGTCGAGCGAACCAAGAAGCCAAAGGCTGAGATCATCGAAATGATGGATGCTGAGACTTGGATGAGTGCCGAAGATGCACTCGCGTTGGGCTTTATTGACTCGATCTACAAGGTTGAGAGAAAGCCAAAAGCAGAGGCCGAAATGCCGGAAATCAAGGCAATTAGCCCGTTCGCTATTGCCGCGAAGGCCCGTGCGACCTCTCGCAGAATGAAGCTCAAAATTTCAAAGTAATTGTACAGTATAATTATGAGAAGTTTGGGCGTTACAATTTTTGACCTTAACCTTTTACGGATTAGACAATGAAGAACATTGCAGAAATCTCTGCTCGACTGGAAGAAATTTCGGTTGAGGTTGAGGCTCTTTCTGATGTTGCCCTGACTGAGGGCAATGATGGCGAAGAGACTCTGGCACAGATCGAAGCCCTTGACGTGGAGTTCAACGAACTCAACGCCAAAAAAGATCGCCTTGAGAAAGTACAAGCACGTATCGACGAGATCGTTGCTTCCCGCGTCAAACCCGCCGAAGCCGTTGTAGAGGCCGAAGCATCCATCGAACCTTCACTCCAAGAAACAGAAGAGACTAAAGAAATGGCTATCCCTGCTGCCGCTCAATACAACAAGTCGGGCGTTTTCGCATCGAGCAACGATGCTTACACCGCTGGTAAATTCCTTCTCGCCACTGCTGGCGACCGCAAAGCTGCCGACTTCATGGCCGCTCAAAGCGAAGGAACTGACTCCGAGGGTGGATTCACTGTTCCTNCNCCNCTNGCTTCCGAGCTGATCAACCTGATCGAAGAGTACGGCGTTGCACGTAACGTCTGCCGTCGAATCGTCATGGGTGCTCCTACTTGGACCGTTCCTAAGTTGGCTGGACACGCCACCGTTTTCTACCCGAACGAGGCAGAGGCAATCACGGCCAGCGACCTTTCCTTCGCACAGGTTTCATTAACGGCACAGAAGATGGCCGGTCTTGTGAAGATGAGCACCGAGATCAGCGAAGACAGCTTGATCAGCATGACTGACACTATCGTTCGTGACTTGGCTTGGTCGTTCGCGAAAGCAGAAGACAACGCATTGTTCAGCGGCAACGCTAACTTGTACAGCACTGGCATCGAAGGCGACACTGGAATTGCCGATCACGATGTTACTGATGTTGCTTCTCTTGCACTGACTGACTTGACTGCCGCTGTTGTTGCTGCTGGTCAAGAGCGTGGCCTGAGCCACGAGTGGTACATGAGCCCAACGCTGTGGAACGGACAAGTCCGTGACATCCTCAATGCAGCCGGTGGCAACAGCCAAGCCGACTTGGTTGGTGGCGTTCGCCCAACATTGCTTGGATACCCAGTGAACTTGGTCAACGCAATGAAAGGTGCTGGTGCATCTTCAAGTGCCGACCTGCTCTGCGTCTTCGGTGACCTCGGCGTTTCTCACTACTTCGGTGATCGTCGTTCGCTCAACTTCCGCGTCCTGAACGAACTGTTCGCAGTGAACGATCAGGTCGGCGTTATCTGCACTCAGCGTATCGCGTTGAAGTCGGCTAACCCAGAAGTTCTCAGCAAAATCACCCTTGCGTAATTAACGTGAGAGTGAAAGTTTTACGCCCCAATCTCTTCTCGCAGGAGGTTGGGGCCATTGTGGTTGTGAGCAACCCCGGTGTTGCCAGAACCATGATCTGTCTGGATTTAGTTGAGGAATACAAAGATGAAACCAAACTGGACGCTGACAAGAACGTCAAGCCCAAGCGGTCTCGCAGTAACTCTGCAAGAAGTAAAGGATCATCTGCGAATAAGCGGAAACAGTCAGGATGATGAACTGACTCTGCTTATNGAGGCTTCGACTGAGAAATTAGAACGAGACATTAACCGTGGACTGCTTCAAGCCAACTGGCAGCAAGCAATGTTTGACTTTCCTTGCGACGGAGAGCAGATTGACCTGATGATGGGGGCCACTATCTCTGTCAGTTCGATCACGTATGTCGATGCAGACGGCGTGACACAAACACTGGACTCAAACCTGTACAGCTTTTCGCGTGGCAGGGAATGTGTTTTTAGTGAGTCTGATGCGGGTTGGCCTGAAGTCAACACTCAGACAAAGAGCGACAAGGTGTTCGTGAACTTCGTATGTGGAGTCATGGACGAAGATTGTGTTCCACGCCTTTTCAAACAAGCAATCATGCTTGAAGTTGGCAGAGCATATTTTGACCCTGCTCAAGAGAATCAGTCGAACTTGGATAACGGCAAGACTTACGAGATGATCGTGCTCAAGCTGTTACGCAGTTCATACCCATAGGGAAACGGGCACGGCAATCGACAGGTTGCCTTGTCTACTTTGAGAGAAAGAAATGGCAAAGCTCACAGGATTTAACCGCAAGCGGATCGGACACCGTAACTACAAGGCCCACATCGAATCGCCACCAACGGCGGAAGATGCGTATGGGCAAGTTACATACTCGTCGGGATCATGGACGACAGTGATTGACGGGTGTGGTGCGAGCTTGTGGACCTTGGCGGCGGGGAGATCCTCGACGGAGTGCAGACAAAAACAAGCACTCAAAAGGTGGCAGTCGGGGATGCTCCAGCCGTCAAGGGAATCATCAACACCAAGTGCANATGCACTATCGACGGCGTTGAATACGGCATAGTGGCTGTCAGGGACATCTCTGGCAACCACAGGACGCTCAGGATCGAATTGAGGTCCATAGGTGAGTAACAGAAACCCGCTGCCGGAAATCAACAGACGTGCCAAACAGAACGCCCGCAGCGGTGCGACTGGCATGAAGACCAAGCACAGGACGGGGACCACATCGGCCACTGACCTGAATACAGACTTAAACAAGTTGTACTGGAACCTCGACAAGAAGGCCACCAGAACAACGATGGATCGAATGAACACCCCAGTCAGGAAGGCCACTGTCGCGATGCTCCGAACGGGAGGCGGCAAGGGTTCAATCGGGAGATCCCAGTATGGGAGAATGACCCGTGGTGACTGGAGAAGNCCAAGGTTCTCGCCAACCAGCGGTCAACCTTACTTGAAGAACGGTTGGTACGGCGATGTGCTCCGTAAGCGTGGCTCTGACAGGGCTACGATGGCCTATAACGGAGGCCGTGACGGTAAGAGGGGAATTATATCGAAGACCCGCAGGAGTCGCACAGAGAGCGGCTGGTACGGCGTGACAGGGCCTGTGTATGCCAACGGGGACAACACAAAGGGCCACGGTAGCGTGATGGGATTCAACCAAGCCCATGTACTTGAGTTCGGCGGAAGACACTACAACTGGGGCAAGAAACGGCCAGCCTCAAATCTCCCAGCAAGACCCTTCCTTGGTCCAGCAGCTAAAACAACCATACCAGTGCAGGAAAAGATCCTTAAAGACGCCATGACAAAATGGGGTAAGGGAATAACAATCGGATGAGAATAATACCACAACTTATCGCCAAGCTGAAATCTGAGGCTGGCGTCACCACTGCATTAACCAATTCACGAATCTATGCGGATTACGCTCCGCAAGATATTGACAAGCCGTTCATTTTATTGAGCGTGCCTTCAACAACAGCCTTTGGAATGGTTAACAACTGTTCCTCAAGAGCCTATTCAGCCAGACTGACTGTAGACGTAATCTGTGACACTCGTGCCCAAACTGAGGAAGTCATCGAGGCCGTTGAGGATGTTCTGGATGGATTTCAAGCAGCAGATCCTACCCACCCTATAGGAGGCGTCAGCGTCCAAGACGGCATTAGCTGGGAGGTGCTGGCACCTTTGGATGGATCTGATGAGCGTGCATTTGTTTGTACGCAGGACTATCTCGTAGACTACGCAAGAACCTAATAAGGAAACTTAACAATGACCGCTCCTACTCAACCATATAGCTCATCGGTTGAAGCATACACCGGACAGGGCGTTACTGTATCGCTTTCAGGCGTTACTGCATGTGTCAAAAGCATGACCCTTCCAACCTTCACTCAAGACACCATCGAGATCCCTTGTCTCACTGATGGACTCGGAACCTTCAAGAAAAAGATGCCGGGTGGACTCGTCGATGCTGGCGAAGTTCAGATCGTTTGCTTGTTCGATAACAACATCTTGATCCCTGTGTTTGCCAAAGAGACATTGACGATCACGTTTGCAGATGCAGGTGCGACTACGCTTTCCGGCACTGGATTCGTTTCTTCGGTCGATCACGGATCGGCAGAGACTGGATCTGTTATGGAAATGACAATCACCTTCGTATTCGACGGTGAGACAGGACCAGCTTCGGCAACCACGCCTTAGACTTGAATAACAACCACCATTGATATTGGAGAGTATAATATGGCAATCGAACTTGAAGTTCTCACGGGCACACACCTAGTGACTAAGCAGGAAATCACGTTCCCACGGTACAAGATTTTGGACCGTAATGACAAGGGAAGGTTCTTGGTTGGGTATATCGACTTCGACAGTACCCACATCATGTTTCTGAACGCCAAGATTGACCCGCAGTATCGAAAGTTGGTTGAAATCAAAGTTGCACAGGAACTCAAAAAGGCAGAGGATGCAATCACCGCATCCCTGCCTCCTGAGCAACCAGAAGAATACCTAAACCCCACCACTGATGAAGGACTAATTACCGATGAGTTTGACGAAAGCGACCTTACTTAAAAAGACACAACCCTCCAAGCCTGACCACCTCGGTGAGTTCTTCGGACTTGATCTGTACGTCAAGCCCGTAAGCGAGTTGCAGCGTAGCCGCCGAATGGCTGCTATGTACGACAGCAAGAAAGAGCAGATCCGACCTGAAGCGATGCAGCGTGCAAGATGCTTAACCATCATTGATCACATCTGTGACAAAGACGGCGAAAACATCTTCACTGACAAAGACCTTAACGATGTGATGACAATGGAAGTCACACAAGGTTGACATCATTACTGCCGCTATCGAGGAGTGGGTTGGTAAGCGGGAAAAAAAGCTGTTGGGCAAATAGAGAAACTAATGAGAGAGATTCGGGCTAACCCACGGCTCGAATCTGTCTTTTCTATTTGCGAAGCACTTGGCATCGACGATGCAATCTGCTGGATGAACACCGTCCAGCCGATTGTCATTGATTGGTGGATAGCCTACTTCTCAGTCAAGAATGACAGGGAGAGAGAGGCTTACGAAGGCAGTGGACCTCAAGCATTGTCGGGAGAAGAAGCATCCCAACAAATCAAAGATATGGTTAAATAATTATGGCAGGTTCAACACGAGTTGGCTCACTCTACTACGAAGTGCTCCTCGATCCCAACGGGTTCGCTAGGGGTGCTACGAAGATCAAGAGAGAGCAGAAGGCACTGATGCAGGTTATGCAGTCCATGCGTAACCAGATGAATCCTGCACAAGCACAGGAGATGATGCACAAGCAACAGCTTGAAGCTATCCGAAATGCTAGACGTGCAAACAAGATAACTCGTGACCAAGCACGCCAGATGTGGAATGCCAGCGTGGCAGACCATAAGCGTGCTATGAACCAGATCGCAATGGACGCGAAGCGTACTGCTGACCGTGTTATTGCTGAGAAGAAGCGTGCACAAGCTGCTGGGAGCTTTTTTGGTAGAAGCATGGCACAAGCAAACAAGCTGGGTCAAGGCATCCTGATGATGACCAGCCGGTTCTATGCTGCAACTATCGTCATCGGCCTCGTAGCAAGGAGCATGAATGCTTTTGCTAAGGCGGTGTCGAGTGCATACATGCAGGTCAGGGTCATGACCAACCTGTTTGGCGGATCAGTGACTAAGGCTAAAGAGTTGCGTTCAGCATTGGTTGACTATGCACAGGCAACTGCCTTCTCTGTTGAGCAGACGATGCAGATTGCAACACAACTCCGAGCACTCGGATACACTGCCGACGAGATCGTGCCAAAGATCAAGATGATGGGTAAGCTGTCATTCGGTGACCCACAGAAGATGAAGTTCATTGCGAAGGCAATGTCGGATGTGCGTGCTATGGGCCGACTGATGAGTCGAGAGGTCATGCAGTTCGCCAACCAAGGCATTCCTATCCTCAGCGAATTAGCTAAGACTTACGGCGTCACGACTGCACAGCTTAAAACCATGATCGAAGCCGGTCAGGTTTCGGCGAAAGACACTGAAGAAGCACTGGAAAGAATCGCTTCAAGATACGGAGACGCTGACACGCTCGGACTTGAGACATCTCAGGGACAGCTTCAGAGGCTCA